CTCACGATATTTACGCGCGTCATTTAACGCCCGCACATATCTAGCATCGGTTACGCCCTGCATTTCCTCAGCCGTGAAGCCGTAGGAAACGCCTGTATCAACCAATGCGTTTTTGATTGCTTCACCCCTTTCAGGATCGGCAATCTCAGGGATGTACTGCGTCAGCACTTGTGCTTGCTCCTGAAGGTAGGCTTGATGGGCCTGTTCTTGAGCCTGCATACGCTGTTTCTGCACATTCTGAAGCTGGAACATATTTTGGTCGTATTGTGCCTTGGCCTCGTCATACTTGAGCTTTTCTTCCATGTACCCGATTGGGTCACTTTCAAACAGCTCGCGTGTTGGCGGGGTTGGGGCTTGCAAACCACCGTTTTGCGCCTGCTGGTGCAACTGCAAGAGTTGCTGTTGTTGCTGTTGCAATGCGGCTGCACGCTGTTCGATTTGCTTTCGCGCCTCGGCAGCTTCTTGAAACCGCTTATTAATTGCCGCCTGTCCCGCAGCAGATTGCTTTAACTGATCCAGTGTCCACATCTCTTCTTTTCCGTCAACTTTGACGGGGATGAGATTGGTGTCTTCAGCTTGTGCCTCTACTAGGTCTTCGTCGTCAATTTCGACATCATCATATTCATCGCTGGATGCCTCAACGTCATCTTGCTCTTCGTCTGCAACCTCAACTTCTTCAGTCTGATCGTCATCAGGCTCAATCATTGCGTCCACAGCCGCGTCAAAATTATTATCCTCAGAAGTCTCCTCTGAGGGTGCGAGTAGGCTTTCTACTGCGTCGTCTAGGGTAGTCGATTCCATCGGTGCTACGTCCTTTGTTTGCGATCCAAAAGCGTCTCTGCTGCAAGTGCAGCGTCGAGGGTCACTTCGATCTGGTTAAGCGCACGGATTATCGCATGCGCTTCTTCACGGGCAGCCACGTCAGCCACCCCACTGTTTGCGAAAACCTGCATTTGGTTATCGCGCACACTCTGCATAAACTGCTTAAATGCAGTATCGTTTTTCAAACGACGGGCCTCCTCAGCCTCTATGCGTATTTCTGTTGTCATTGTTGCACCCCTTGGGCCATGCCGCCGATCATGCGCATTTTATCTTGCTCGGCTTGCACACGGGCTACGTCAACGGCTGTGCCGTATTCGCCGTAAATCTTTGCCGCATCGACCAGCAAGTCCTGCGCCATCTGATCTCGCTTGAGATCGTCATTGGCTGCTGCCTTTTGCATTTCAAGCTGCAACTTGGCCATGTCAGTTTGAGCCTTCGTTTGCGCTTTCATTTGCTCTGCCTGCAAGAACGCAGCGTTTGGATCAGCCGCCTGACCTTGCTGCGCCTGAGCTTGCTGTTGCATTTGCAACATTTGCATCTCAATCTCTGGCGTGATTGGCGCAAAGTAACGGTCAGCGTTGCGTATGCCTGAAACAGCCAACTGGTCAGCCAGCGTATTGCGAATGTTGGTCAGGCTGACCAAGCCATTCATCGGGCCGTAGGTTTGGTAAACCATTGTTTGCATCTGGAGGGCTTGGTTGAGTGCCATCGCCTTCTCTTCCTCACGGCCAGTGCCGAGGCCCACGTTAATGCTCACGTCCATTGACTGATCCCAAACGCGCGGGTCAACAGGTACAAACGTACCATTCATCCGCATCATTTGCTCTTCGTCAACATTCTTGCTCATCAAGCGCAGCATGATGCCAAATAGATCACGCATACCATCGGCAAGGTTGCGCACCATAACTTCAACCTGACCCGCTGCGGCCTGCACAGTGGCCTGCACAGCAGCCTTTGTGGTTGACTGCATTGCATCTGGGTCGAGGCCCATTGAGGCTCTGGAAACGCCTGTCTTGCTCTCTACGAGGCCATCTAGGTATGTCAGCGCGCCAAGTGTCTGCCCGGCAGTAAATGGAACGGACAACTCTTGAACTGAGCCGGGCTGGCGCATACGCACGATTGCGCCAATCTCGTTGTTTAGAACGTCGTCAATATTAACTGCGCCTTCAACGATGCCAAGGCGAGGGTTGTTTGTCATCGCCACGTTATCAAGGATGGAGCGCAGCACAGATGTGGCAGCGTCTTGGTCATCCATAACAATCTCGGCCAGTGAACGACCGTAAAATGTGTGTGGCTCTGGGTCGATTTCAAACTTGGCAAACGGCAACTCATCGCATGGCTCAACGTCCAGCAACTCATAGGCAGTGCCACCGCATGTGAGCTTGTGCAAAATTGGCACGCCAGTTCCGTCAGCATCAATGCGCATATACGCTTCCGTCACAGTGACGTTGCGCATCGCCGGGTCTTGCTCATCATCGTCAGAGGTATCCATGTCATAGCCACGGCGCTCATACACCTCTGCCTCTGTCATTTCTGAGCCACTCTCCAAGCTATCTAGCTTGAGAACAACGTCAGGATCGTAGCCCATCGCAATCAAATCGCCAGCACGCATGTCTGTGCGGTGCGCAACTACATACGCATCGTCAAAGCTGCGTGCGTCACGGTTGATGAAAAACTCTTCCGGCGGGACGCTCTCAATGCACAGCTCGCCCATTTCCTTTTGGCGGCTTAGCTTTACGCTATGCACGGGCAGCTCAATCTCCATACCCATCTGATCCATCGAGATTGCCATCTCAACGCTATGCTCAAGCACAGTTACGTTGTCATCGTCCACCAGATATGTGTACTCATCGTCGGATAGGTCGGTGAATGTAAAAATCTCGGCCTCTGGATATGTCATCCAGTATGCCTTCACGATACCTTGCTTTTTGACCAGCGCATCTTGGAAGGCGTCGTTGATGACACGGTATCCGTTCAGCCGGGTAAACTCGTGGTGCATAAACTCAGTGGCCTGCTCGGCCATTGCCACGTCCTCTGGGCCACGCGGCACAAATTCAACGGGCTTAGCTGTGCTGAGGAATATGCGCATCAGGCTTGGCTTTACGGAACGTACAGTATCCCGTACTTTTGTGGCTACAACCTTGCTGCGTCCATCCTCATAGCCGAGGTCAACCTCGCCATCATAGTAGCGCTGAGCCTTGATTCGGTCTTCGCTGATCTCGCTCTCAATGAAGTCCACTGCACTTGAGATTGCGTCCTGAACAATGGCCTCAATTTCGCTGCGTGATTTTGGTTTAAGTTCCATGTGCCGTGTCCTTTATTAGAGTGCGCCGAAGCGAAAGCCAGTTGTGCGCTCAATTTGCTCACGCACAGGGTCTCGAATTGGCTCGCTTGTCGAGGCTGCCCCGCCAACACCGGGAGAAATCGTGCTAGGCTGCGGGGTAGCACCACCACGCATGGCGCTCACCGCCCTTGCGCCGCCGTAAGCCTCACGGACCATTTTGCCGCCGACAACTCTTGACGCGAACTGCGCAAGGTTTGTCGAACCCAAAGCCGCCGCAATCCTCTGTATCAAGCCAGATGCGGCAGCGGCAGAGTTTGACGCATTAACTGCACCCCCAGTGGCCCTCGCAGACACACTGGCGAATTGCCCAATCAAGTCACGCTCTTCCTTTGTAAACAGTGCCTTCATCGCCTCTGGGTTTTTTGTCGTCATGTCTTTCCATGATTTCAAAAAGTTTACGCCAGAAAACATATCTTGACCAGCGCGTGATGCGACAGATTTATCAGTTAAGTTGATAAAAGCCTCCTGCCGAATTTGGTTCCATTCATCCGCAGGGAGAAACTTTTTTAGCTTCAAAAGGTCTCGTGATACATTTCCCGGCTTGAGTAATTTTGCATTTGACGCGCCAAGTATATAGTTGGCCACTGCCTCTGGAGGTTGCTTTAGAACTAAGTCGCCATCGCGCTTCACCGTTTCCGTCAATGCGTTAAGTATTCCGCCCTTGCTCGACCAAGTGGATTTGAAATCAGCGTAGTTTTTGATTGCGTTAGACCATGCCGCAATGGCTGTGTCATCACCCTCAATGAGCGACTTTTGTACTAGGTCAGCTAAGGAATTATCCAGCGCCTCTCTTGCCGCTGTCGCCGCCGCCTGCTCTGGCGTTCCTTGTGCGCCTGCGTTGGATAATTGCTGGCGCTTTTGGAAAAGCATTTTGATGTCGCCACCTTGCCCCAAAATGTCATCAATCTCATCCATAATGCTTGTAGTGACTGGGCGAGATGCTGGCGTGAAGTCTCGAATAGATGCTCTCATTGTGTCAGCAAGTGCGCCAGCCGTGTCTTCAGCCATAGAGGCTGGACCAGTAGCTCGCGCAACATTATATAATCTATTTGCCTCAGCCTTCGCGGCCTGCCTCTGCGCAGACAATGCTTCCTGTGCGGCTGCGCCACCTGTGCCGCGCTGAATCAATGGCCCCTGACCAGCTATCTTCTGCTGAATTTCTGGTAAGTTTTGCTGAAGTGCCTCAAGGGTTCTCTTTTCCGCAGAAGTCATCATTGCTTCTGCAACTTGACCATATGCGCCTTTGCGAGCCATATCTTCAAATAATTGCTGACCAGTCGAGCCGGTGGTTGCGCCCCTAGTTAAAGGCACAGGCACAGGCAACGTCTCAGCCGCCGACAAGCGGGCCGCCTCAGTCGGATCAACCCCGCGCGCAACTTGCTGCTGCATTGCGGCGGCCATCTCAGCCGTGGCTTGATCGGCATTAATCCCAGCGGCTTCCATTTGCTGCCTTATTTCTGGCCTCAGCTGGCCATTGGGCAGCATGACCGACTCAGGAGTTCGCTTGAATAAGTCCGCAACCCGCGATAAAATTTGACCAGCTTTTAAGCCAGCAGCGCCGCCAAGTGCGCCCAAGGGAACGTCGCTAAACTTAAAATCAGCGCCAGATAACTTTGAGCTTGCAGCCTCAATTAGGCCAGCTTCAGTCGCGCCAAGTGTTGTTGCCCCAAGATAGCCAGACATAGGCAGACCAGCCATCTTCATAACCTTACCAAGGCCAGTGGCAGACGCTACAACGCCAGCGCCCTGCATCAAGTCCGTCATATCCAACCCATATGGATTGGGATAAAAGCGATTTACCTGCTCCGTCCTTTCGCCATTTCTGTAAATTGGCGTCGTGACAACCAAGTTCCCGTATTGATCTTTGTCAAAGGTTGAACCCGGCAAGATTTCTGAAATGCCGGACTTTAGCCGCTCATCAGTGGCCGTTGTGGCAAGTAGCGCAGTCATCTTTGCGGCTTTATCTTCCGGCAAACCTAAGTTCGCTTGAAAAGCCAGCGGGATGTTTTCCTCACGCTGGCCGCCTTTTGCCCAGTCAATTGCGCTCTGCATCGCGCCTTTTTCGGGTTCAATGGGGTTGTCCATCAGGTATTGACGGACCACTGCCTCTTGCTCCGCCGCGCTCATGGTGTCGGGTATGTCGCGCAGTATTGTCCCGTCGGGAAGCGTTACATCAACCATTATTCAAAGCCTCCAGCGCCGTTGTTTAGCGACGGGTTCCATCTCTTCTCGCGCGCGCCGCTTGGAGCCGCTGCGCCCTCGCCAGTTGGGGCTTTGAAAGCTGCAAATGGGTCTGGGCGGTTGTTTAGCATTTTAAACGCTTGAGCTTGCGTAATTTCCTTGTCGCGAAGCATCTGCACAATTCTGCCGCCCTCTGCATCATAGTTAGCAAGGCCGCGCATCGTATCAATAATGATTTGGTTGCCGCCCGGCGAGTTGATTATGCGAGGCAGAGATTGTTTGAAAAGCTCTAAGTCTGCGTCGGACATTGGGCCAGACCCCGGAGGGCGCTGCGCTGGAACAAGGGCATTTATAAGTGCTGCCGCCGCTTGGATGTCATCAAGACCATCAGTCTGGACGCCAAAACTACCTGCAAATTGCTTAATGCTTGCACCCATGCCGCTGTCAATGTTGCTTAGCAGTGCCTCCAAGCGACCAATTTGTGCAAGGCTCCGAGACGCTGTTGCGCCAACGCCGGCAACATCAGCCAATGCCTTTGCGTCAAGTTCTGCAAACTTTTCTTCAAACTTTTTCTCGCCCGAACCAATAACATTTTGAACGCTAACTCCACCGCCGCCAATTTTGTTTGCGGTTCCATCAGGTTTTAGGTTGTATAGTCCGTCGTCTATCTTCGCGCCGGGGAACATTTGACGCAAGACTGAAGCGTCAACAACTCTTCCTTTTTCCTTCGGCGTAGCCAGCAGCTGACTAGCCGCATCAGTCGGGGAAATCATCCCGCGCTCAACCATGTCAGCGAGATCGTCACGCTTTCTGGCTCGCAACATCTCAATGGTTTTATTCTTGTTGCCCGACGCAACCCTAGCCGCACCAGACTTCCGAATAGCCTCACCACCGCCGCGCAGCTCTGGCAGGATCAAGGGATCAAGCGCAGCCGCAAAGGTCTGAAACCCTGTCAGCCCAGTATTAGGGTCAACAGCCGTTGCCGCATCTTTCAGCGTTGACAGAAGCCCACGCATCCCACCCTGCTGTGGCGCTGGTTGCCGCATGTTGGGTGCATTGTAAGTTTGCTCGCCGCCCATCATATATGGAAGTTTGCTTTGATCGGGCATAGTCTGACCCCCTTGATTGCTTGTAAGTAAACCGCCGCCGGGCTTGGTCGCGGGCAGTGATGTTATGTCGCCAATGTCAGCGCCAGTAAAGTCGGCCAAATCCTGCAAGCGAGAACCACGCCACTGCGCAATGCCGTATGTACCTTTGCCGCCAGCGAGAGTGTTGCGGGCGTCTGGGTTCATATCCTCATAACTCTCAGCCATCAGGCGGCCAGTGATGCCAGCGGCTTGCTGCGGAGTTAAGCCCTTCTGCGTCAGGTATCCGAAAGCAAACTTGGCGTTTGGAGAAATAACGCCGGGGTTGGATGAACCATCGGCCATTGCTGCGTAAACGCTGTTTGCGTAATTGCGAGCCTCCGCATCCTTAGCTCCGCCGGAGCGCTCATAGTATTTATCCCACAAGGTTGCGTAGTCTTCCGGCGTTGAAGCGCCAGCATCAAGGAACTTGTCAAAGCCAGATTTTTCCTTTCCCTGCACTTCATTCCAGAGAAAGTCCATTTGCTTTGATAGTGGGATAAAACCTTGTGGCATTGCTTACCCCGGAACCATGCTTGCGCCAAGTTGCAAGTAATTAAACAAGCCGGGCTGCATGGAGCTTGTTGTGGTTTGCGGCGTTGGCGTGACGCCAAGCGCAGCCAGCGGTGCTTGAAGCGCTTGCTGTGGCGCGCCAGTGTAGCCAGCGTATTGGCTTTTGGCAGCGTCGATAAGCGCTTGCTGAATGCCCTGCTGGAGCAAACCAGCTTGCTGCTGCTGCTGCTGAATAGTTTGACCCGTTTGGAACGCCTGCTGGCCAAGACCACCGAGCTGGGATGCAGCGCCAAGGCGAGCCTGACGATCTGCCATCGCAGCCTGTAGCGCTTGACTGTAGTTTGCTTGACGTTGCTGCGCTGCAATGTCGCCCGCCATGCGGCCATACTCGCCAGCCATCACACCTTCAGCAACACCTTGGCGAGACCCGCCGAATGCGTTGGCCGCAGTTGCCTGCGCGCCAAGCGTGTTCATTGCCATCTGACGCTGACGCTCAATGTCTTGCTGAGTGCGGTCAATGACTGCGCTTGTGTACGGGTTAGCATACGCGCCAACATTCAGTGGCCCCTGCATGGCTTGCTGCGTGCCTTGCATTGCTTGCTGTAAACCACCCGCTGCTGCTTGGTTTACGTTGAACTGACCCTGCGGAGCCATAGGGGCGAATTGACCCTGCTGCGGCATTGCTTGAGGTTGCATTGTTTGTGCTGGTGCTGCGCCTGCCATTTTACGAATCCTTCTTTACTAGGCCAACTGCAAAGAATTGGGCTGTTCGGGCTGCAAAATGAATAGCGCCCTTAATTGTACGTTTCTTACCGCGAGCAAAGTCAATGTAATTGCGAAACTCTTGGTAATGCTCGGCGGCCTTGCCTTGCTCAATTTTACTGCGGCCAAGGTGGCGATAGCCTCTGCGGATTGCTTCGCCCCACCACTTGCCATGCAGAACTTGCATACACCACACAACGGCTTCGCGCTTAGTGGCTGGTGAAAACGCGCCTGAGCTAACTGCGTGGGTTGCAACTACGCAGCCGCCGCTGTCGCCTGTGTCTGCACCGCCAGCAGCATCGCTTCTGGAGATTGGGCGAGGTGTACTTACAGGAGCAGACGCGGTGGCAGTTTTGGTGGCCTCTCTTAATGCGGCGGCCTTCATCATTTCCTCATGCGCAGTATTGCCGCTATCATTATCATTGTTTCTAACTGGAGCTGGGGCTGGAGCTGGAGCTGGAGCCGGAGCAGCAACATAAGAGCCTGTTGACGGTTGATATGTCATGCCCGGAGGTGCGCTTGCCTGCATTTCAGCAATGGTCGGAGTTTCGATTGGGTTATTTGCGCCACCGACATTGTAGGATGGGCCGAGCAGAATGTTACCTGCAAGCGTATTACTTGCAAGGCCAGTGCCGAACTCGGTAAGATCGTTAAAAATCTGCGTGCCAGTGCCAGCAGTAGATGTGTCTGTTATGCCTTCGGCTGGGTTAGTTATGTATACAGACGCTTGCTCGCCACCAGTTGGCTGGCCGGGTACGATTGTTCCACGACCTCCTGCAACTGAAGGCCCAAGGTCATAGCCAAGGTCAGTTGTTGTGCCATCGCTATTATACATTATAGCTGGGCCGCCATCTGTCATTGGGCTTGAGTCAGTATATTGACGCTGCTCTGTGAAAATGCCGGGAGGGTTGCTTGCATACCCAGCTGGCCTTGTATCTGTTGCGTCAACAACAGTGTACGGAACTTCGTTTCCGGCAAAGTCAGTTGATGTGTAGTCGCCAGCTCCAGCCTGAGCAATTGCCAATTCGTTGGCCCGCTGAGCCGCAGCTTGATCCGCCATCGTGCCATACGCTGTATAATCAATCGGAGCAAAGTTACCCGCGGCAGCACCGCCTGCATACGGATCAATAAAGAAGCTATCAATGTAAGCCTTCTGACCGGGACGCTGCTGACCAAGCGTGGCCAGTGATTGCTCGTAAATTGGGGCAGAGGAATAACCCTGCACGCCGCCTGCGTAAGTTGTCGCTGGCCCCATTCCGCCCATAATGTCTTGCTGGGTAGTTGGGGCCGCCATGCCAAACGCGCCAGCTGTGTTGGCAATGTTTTGAAAGCCAGCTTGCTGCATGGGCGTAAACGCTGCAACGTCTGGACCGTAATGCGGCGTATAGCCGATCTGCGAAATACGCTCAGCCTTGTTCAGGTTGCGCTGTGCAGCGGCCTCAATGTATTCTGGGATTGTAACCGTTGAGGTTGTTGACCCACCTTTTCCGCCAGACATTATGCGAACTCCTTGACGTATGAGGCGTGTTGAGCTTTCCAGCCATGCGCCTTTAATGGTTTTTTCCAGCCAGTGCGGCCAGACATTGTTAGGGCAGAGCAGCCTTGCGCCTTAGCCCATGCTATCACATCGCTGTGCATATCCAAAATCTGCTCCAATTCACCGCCGCCGAGAAAGACATTCAAAACTTTCTTTTTGGGATATACCACAATTTCAGTTACTATGCACCCCTTTGGCGTTGGCCACAACTGCAACACGCCACGATGCAATCCAGCGACAATATCTTCAAAGTCGTGCGTGCCGCCGGAATACTCCAACGCGGCCTCAATCCACTTTCGACATCTGCTAATCTCGTTATCCATGCAGCCTCGTTATTGCAATAGTGGACGCTGGTGCTGCGGGTGCAAACGCAGTTGCCGCAGTTGCATCAAGAAACCCGCTGGTGCTGTCAACGGCCCACATAGCTTCCAAGTAATCTCCAGCGGAAAGGTCAAGTATTGCAGATCGGCTAACCACAAGAGTTGCGCCATTTTGATGCAAAGCGTTTTTCATAGTCGAACCAGCAAGGTCAACTCCGTTGACGCGAGGCCAAAACCAGAAGTTTACAGTTGAACTGGATGTAGACGAAATCTGCGCCGAAAAGCTAACCATGTACTCGCCAGCTTCCTCAAACACCAAGCGCGAGGCTGGTGTGCCGCTAGTAATGCCATCAGATGATGATAAAGTGTACGTTAAAGCGTACGCTGTATTTATCGCAACAGCTGTTTGGTCAGTTGTAATTGAGCCGCTGGCATTGCCGTCTTCTAACACAACTTGAACCCACGCGCCGTTTTTACTTACGACCGGATACAAGTTTTCCCTGTCCCACATTAACGTGCCATCATCGGCAGCGCTTTCGTCGCCAGTCTGCTGAACCAGCGCAGAACGGGTTTGCGAGAGGTACGACATCATGCGCCGACCCCACGTCTGCCAGTCCTTATCTCGCGGCTCTGGTGGACGGTTTTGTTGCGTCATCGACGGCCACCGCCAACAGCTTCAAGCCGATTAATGCCAACACGCCAATCAGACAAGCGCTGACCCTCAACGCGCATCCGCACCTGACGCCCGGTAAACCGCACCGATGTCGGGTTGCTCATGGAGTAAGGTCCGTATGACCGCTCAGTGCCATTTGGGTAAAAGCGCGTCTTAAAGACGGCATTTACGTCACCTTGCGACTTTTCATCCGGCAGAAGCTCAGTCACGCTCATAACTTGATCCCCAGCGCCAATGCGGAACGGACCCGTCTCGGCGTAAGGCGTCAACGCACCGTAATCAAAGCCAATCTCATGCTCGTAAATCTTGTAATCCGCTGGATCAGCCATCATCGGCTGGCGGAATGCGCTGCGGTCAACGCCAGCTGTGCGGGCCAGCTCGCCAATGTACCATGTGTTTTCTGTGTAGTTAAACGTCACATAGCGATTGTTTTCCGTTGATGCTGCGCTTGGGTAAAACCAAGTAATCTCGCCAAACATGGAATTAGACATGCCAAACGATTTGCTGATCTGGCCACGGTTAATGTCGTTGAAAACATAATCTGACACGTCGCAGGGCAACTCCTGAACCTGACCGCCCTGATACATATAAAACGAATTAACGCCCATCCAGAATGCACCAGCATCCACAACAACGGCAGCCTGTTTTGCTGCAAGCCCGCAGGATGTACCAACGCGCTCAATGCCGTAAACGTATGGCGGGCCAATGTAGTTGGCAACGTGGGCATCGCGGGTTGTCAAAAGCAAGGTTTGCCCGGCAACAGTCATGCCCTTCATCAATGCGCCAGACGTGTTTAGCTCAAGATCACCAGCCTCGTTTGTAGCGGCTGGCGTCCATGAATTGTTATCCTCACGGTCAGACCACTGCACTTTGCGAGGGTTGCCGCCCGCGCCAAGCGCAAACAAAAAGCGTTCCTCAGTTACAACGCAACCAAGATTGCTTGTCGGCGCGTTAGACAAAACCGCAGCGGGCGTACCTGTGCCGAGCTGCCATTCGTAAATCTTGCCGTCGTCCTCGTTGCACGCCAGCAAGTATTCGCCCCACGTTTCCAAATCCCAGCTGGTCGCTGGCTGAATGCGAACTGTGTCAGGCCGAGCAATGCCGTATGCGTATGCGCCAAACTCCGCGCCGCCGTAGCCTGTGAAAGATATTGCGTCCTCACGACCAGCAGTTAAGCCAACCGGGGTAATGTCATATTGGACGCCAGTGGCGGCCCAAGCATAAAGTTTGTTGTATGTGCCAGCGGCAATCCAGCGGTCGCTGCTATTTGTGGTCCAAGTGGTCATGCCGCGTATGCTTGCGTTTGCAGCGTTGTTGTTGCGCGTGCGCCACCCGCCCACCGGACGCATAACGCCGTCATGCCAGCGAATAAGGCTTGCGTCACGCCAGCGGCCCATGCTCTGCAAGTCAGTGCCGTTGCGATAGACGCCAGCTGGAATGTTTAGATCAATTAAAGCCATTGTCGCCTCTCACAGTATGCGCTTGGTCTAATATAACACAAAGTATGGCAAAATAACAACGCTGCCAAGTATAGTTGCCACCGCGTCCCATCTGTCAGGCGTGCCTCGCCCAGTTGCATCCCAAACTTCCTTGCCGACAGCAGCCACGCAACAAGCAAAAAAACCCCAAAGAGGGGCTGAGTATAAAGTAACGGAGGCAGCTATTGCCGCCCCCGCTAAAAAATGTGCCTGCTTATCAATCGGCAGTTTCATCTTCGCCTTCCGCTGGCGCTTCCAGAGAAGCCGTCAGCATGTTTACAAAAGCATCCTTGCCAACCATTAACTGATCCAAGTTAAACTGGGCCGAGTTGATCTTCTGTTGCAGCGAGTTGATGTGATTAATCATCACTTTCTGCTGATCGGTTAGCTGGTCTTCTGTGTAGTCAACATCGTTGATCGTGATTACCTTTTTATCTTCGGCCATCGTGATCTCCTTTTAAGTTAAGTTAAGCCGCCCAAGGTGTTCCCGAGGCAGCGGTTGGGTTTGCCATCGCATCAATCTTTGCAGCGATAGCAGCTTCAGTATCAGCCTGTGATACGCTGGCCCAGACCCAGCCCTGAGCCTGTGCTTCAGTTACGTCAGCATACGCAACAAAGCCAGCGGCAGATGGGTCAGGTGTTAAGCCCACTGTGCCATAGGATGACGCAGAGTGATCTCCGTCAACGCCTGTGCAGCGCCAGTGTACTACGTTAATTCCACCTGTTGCGATGTCGTGTTCGCGTGTGGGGATAGTCCAAGTGTAGGTGACAGCCATTGTTAAGCTCCGTTGGCTGCGATTGCAGCATTGGCGGCGGTCATGTCTTCTGTAGTCCAGAAGTCTTTTGCCACCATGATTTGCAGATGCTCCACGTTGCGGGACACAGTGTCAGCCCAATCGGCGTCTTCCATGTCCTCTGGCTGACCTGCGTTCAATAGCTCTACGCAATGTCCCATTGCTGTGTAGTGTTGTGCGATTTCTTCCGCAGTTGGTGTATCAGTCATGTCTTTCTCCTTTTCTGACTAATGTTATGCGCTTTCTAGGGCAGTGATCCGTGCCTCTAGTTCTTTGATTGTAGCGACCAAGAGTGGCACTAGCTTGCTTTGGTCAATGCCTTGTGGGGCAATGTTTCCATCATCATCTACTGCGTCTTTTTCACCTGTGATCGCCTCTGGAACAACCGATTGAACTTCGTGCGCTAGGAAGCCATCAACATCTGCCTCAGACTTTTCCTCCATGATCCAACTAAAGCGTTTTGGCTGTAGCTGTTTTAGACGATCTGTTGCGCCTGTAAGATCAACCACGTTTTCTTTTAAGCGATAGTCTGATGATGTATTGTAAGCAGTAGTCGAGCCGTTCAAAGAAATGCTGCCACAAGAGGAACCGTTCCAAGTGAACAAAACTCCAGTGCCATAGCTGCCATATCGACCAATCGCAACGGCATGGTTTCTCCCATTTGTGACTCTTAAAAGACCCGCTGGCCCAGTGTCCGTGGTATTGAGAGGGGTCATGGTAATATCCAAGCCCTTTGGTGATCCCCCAGAGGTGTTTGCCGTGTCTATATTCCACCGACCACTTTCAAAGTATAACCTAGGATTACCATCCCCATCAGACAGCACGATGTTGTTGCTTGAGGTGCGGATGTCCAAGCCGCCTTGGTTGCCGTTGTAGCGGCCAAGGATGGTGTTCTGGGAACCCGATGTTACTTGGTAGCCAGAGCCATCGCCAATAAATACATTCTTTTGACCAGTAGATGTTTGCTCCCCTGCGTATGCACCTAAGAAAGTGTTATAAGAACCTGTTGTATTTAATTCGCCAGCCTCTATTCCCAAGGCAGTGTTTCTTGCTGCTGTTGTAGAGTTCAGTAATGACTTAAACCCAACCGCAGTGTTGTAGCTGGCGGTGGTGTTGTTTATAAGTGAGCTATCACCTATAGCGGTATTGTTAGACCCTGTGGTGTTTGACAACAAACTATTAACGCCAACTGCGCTATTATAGTTACCTGTTGTATTAAGTTTTAGAGCTTGAACACCTAAAGCAGTTATTTGAGTGCCTGTAGTATTACTATACCCTGCCTGATACCCAACTGCGGTGTTGTAGCTGGCGGTGGTGTTGAGGTGTAATGCTCGCCACCCAAGAATAGTGTTGTAAGAACCTGTAGTATTAAAGCGCAAAGACCCTGCGCCAACTGAGGTATTGTTTGCTCCTGTTGTATTATCTGCGGCAGCAAAGTAACCAAGAGCCGTTAGCTCCGCACCTGAAGTATGGTCTTGCCCTGCGTATGCACCTAACGCTGTAGTTCCAGTTGTGTTTGAATTATACCCTGCCTGATACCCAACAGCAGTGTTGTTGTTGGCGGTGGTGTTGGAGGCCAATGCGCCAGCCCCAACGCCGATATTATACGAACCACTTGTATTTGTACGCAAAGCAGAACTTGATGCTAAACTTCCGCCAACAGCAGTGTTTTCAATACCTGTTGTATTCGAAAGAAGTGTTAAATCACCAAAAGCAGTGTTGCCACCAGCGGTTGCTGCTGTAAGCGACTGCTTACCAAAGGCCGTGTTATAAACAGCGGTAGACCCAGCATACCCAGCTTTATATCCAAATACCGTAATGCTGCCCGTAGTATTACTGTACCCAGCCTGATACCCCACGGCAGTGTTGTTGCTGGCGGTGGTGTTGAAGCGTAGAGCTTGACGACCAACCGCTGTGTTGCTGGCACCAGTAGTGTTGTCGTATAGAGAAGCATAGCCTACTGAGGTATTGCTATTACCTGTTGTGTTGTTAATCAGAACTTCTGAACCCAAAGCGGTATTGTACCCACCACTCAAGGAGCCGCTGGACAAAGAGGTGTCACCCAAAGCCACGTTGCTTGTACCAGTAGGATAATTCCCATCCAGCTTGATTGTGCCGTTTACGTCAAGCGTTGCGGTAGGCGAACTCGTCCCAATCCCAACATTACCGCTGCTGTCGATGCGCATGCGTTCTGAGGAGTTCGACCTAAAGACTATATTGTCCTGTGCGTAGCCGAAACGCAGGTCTGTAGCAGTTAAGCCAATGGCCTCTACCTCCCCAATGCCGTCAGAGGTATTATCAAAGAATAATCTTGGAAGGCTTCCTGTTATTTTTACCTCGCCAGAAACGGTCAAGTCTTTATCAGGCGAACTCGTCCCAATCCCAACATTACCGCTGCCAAGAATGGTCATTGCATCAACAGGTGTGCCTTGGGTACGCATCCTGATTTTTGTAGCAGCGGCTGCATTGTCGTATCTATTATCAATATAAGACGTTGTATTGCTACCAGTGTTATGCCATAGGCCTAAACCGTATAAGTCGCCTGTACCTGAGCCAATAAAGATACCATCTGCGTAAGTGCTGGCTGAACTTGCGGGTAAATTCAACCTAGTACTAGGCGAACTCGTCCCAATCCCCAGCGACTCAGCACTCGCATCCCAGTAAAACTTTGGCGTGGTGCCTGTGTCCTCGTAGAAGCTGATGTCGCCGCCAGATGCTGTTTTTATTACTTTTACGCCGTTGTTATAATAGTAACTTTCAGCATTTGACTGCGCCATGAGAATATTGTTGCTGCCGTCAAGTATTCTTGCATAGTTACTATCAGTACCAAACTTAGCTGTTCCTTCTGTGTTGGTAATTACAGCATAAGCACCAGCTACTGTTCCACCATCCACAGTCAGCCCATCGCTGGTCAAAGTACCCGTGATGTCTACGCCTGTGCTGGTGGTGGCGAGTTTTTCAACTCCGCTGTAATACAACTGCGCCTCACCACCATCTTGACCAAGAAACATTTTTTGACCGCTGGTATTAGTAATGCGCACGTTTGCTGTACCCTGCAAGTACAAGTCACCAGAGCCGCTATCTTTTACATAGCTATTAGACCCATCGTGATAAATCTGGAGGTCATTTGATGCCCCAGCCATGATTTTACCAGTATCCGTACCAGTAACTATATTTCCACCAGAACTAATAGTCCCTGTCGTGTCAACAGTTCCAGTTACTGAAACACCACCCGCTGTGGTGGCGAGTTTTTCAGAGCCGCCATAATGCAAACCTACTGCGCCAGTAGTATCATATCCACGAATAATGTTTTTTGTTCCCGCAGCATCCATAAGCTGAAAGTCATTTGCCTTAATCCGTAAATTGCCAGAACCAACATCGGCAATAATACTTGTAGAACCATCATAATAAACTTCTAGCTGAGACCCAGCGCCGAAAATGGCTTTGTCGTTGTCGCCGAAGGTTACGTTGCCCGAAACATCAAGCGAAGTCAGCGTGCCAACAGATGTTACGTTAGGCTGCGCAGCCGTGGACAAAGTGCCGCCAAGGCTTGTGTTTGCAGTCAGCGTTGTAAACGTGCCAGCAGCAGGCGTTGCACCGCCAATCACTGCGCCGTCAATTGTGCCGGAATTAATATCAATGCCAGTAATGGGCGTTGTGCCATCTAGCAGGTTATCAATGTCATCGAGATTGTCGTTTAACTTCAATCCCCAAGAATCTTCTGAGGCTCCGACTTCAGGTTTTGTTAGACCATATGTCGTTGTTACTGTATCAGCGCACATGTTGCACACCTCCTTTTAATGTGTTACATCCATGTATCAACCATAGGGGCTTACAATGGATATTAAAGAAATTCGCAGTTTTCTTGACTACGACGCGCGTACGGGCAATTTCACATGGAAGCACATGTCCCCCAAGCATTTTAAGCAAGGCGTAAGAACGCCAGAGCAAAAATGTCGGATGTTTAACGCCCGTTATGCTGGCGCGCCCGCGTTTACCGCAATAAACGGCAACGGGTACAAATCTGGGTGTTATCGAAATAATCGAATTACTGCTCACAGAATGGCTTGGGCATGGGTCCATGGGAAAGAACCAAGCGGACAAATTGACCATATTAACGGCGATAGAACCGACAACAGAATTGAAAACCTTCGCGATGTTTCTAAACTTGAAAACTCGCACAACGTCGCAATTTCCAAGAGGAATAAATCGGGAATTGTGGGCGTAAGGTACAACCCCTTTAGGGCGCGCTGGGAGGCTGACATTCGCGTTGAAAGAAAATTGATATTTCTTGGCAGATTTAAATGCCTCGGTAATGCCATGGCCGCTCGAAAGTCCGCAAACCTTCAATATGGGTTTCACCCCAACCATGGTATGCGATAAAAACATTACCAACTTACCCCCACCGGTTTGCTCTTTACTGTATCAGCCATGATATTCTCCTATGCGGCGTCAGCCTGTTTGGCGTTAGCCTTATGCGGCGTCAGCCCAAGTTTCGCTTGAAGCCGAGGCGGGTGTCCAGTCCGTTGATGTGGGGGGAACAGCCGA